GACAAGAAAAAACAGGGAGTGAAGAGCAAGACCATCGGCGATGTGTGCAGGGACTCCTTCCGCCTGCCCGTGGAGCGCACTGGGGAGGGCTGGGCGGTGATCCTGACGCGGGAGCGGCTGGATATTGCGAAACTGCGGCTGGGACTTGACCGTGAGGCAGAGTACAACCCGTCAGCGGAGGGTGAATCGGATATTGAAGCGAAGAAGCGGATGGCGGAGCCTGTGCAGGAGAGCTTCATGGGGAACGGTCCGTTGCCGGGGCATTGGAACGAAGAGACTGGAGATTGGGATTTATGAACATCATGAACTTCATGAAGCATTTTAGGGGGGTGACGGGGTATGCAGAAAAAAAACACGTATTTTTTTCTGATCACCATGCTCTGGGGCTGTTTTCATGTTCATTTTGCTTCATAACGTTCATAAATCTTGCTATGCGAAGCAAAACACGCGAGTTTGTCAGACAAGTATCCGCCATAAACCTTTATTTTATGAACATTATGAAGGTTTATGAAGAAGGGGTATTTATGGCGAATTTTTGTAAAGCCGTTCCTGATTGTGCTGTTTTGGTGAAGTTCTATGAAGTACGCAACTTCATAAACCTTCATAAACGAGGTGAGCTATGGATGTAATAGGTCTGATTTTGCTGAATGTGGCGGTTCCGTTGTTGGTGGAGCAGGTGCGTTTGCTGTTGCTACGGCGGCGGGTTTGGCTGGGTAGGATGCGGTCAAGGTCGATTTTCCCTGCCAATTGGCGGGAGTGTGACTGGATCGTTGTAAAGAAAGGAAGGAAATCATGAGCGGTGAGCCGAGAGTTTGGAAGTGGATGGTTCCAGGTGTGGCAATGGTGGCGCTGATTTCGCTGGCGGGATGGGTGAATATGGCGGCGGAGCGCAATGGCTGGGCTTGGATGCTGTGGTGTTCGTTCTTCCTGATCGGGGCGATGCCGTTGCTGGGAATTCAGGCATGGGCGGCGTTCTCTGCATATTACAGGCATTTGGACATTGAGGACTATGCCAGCAAGCGCAATGCGCTTTCGACTACTGCGGAGACGCGCCTGTTTGAGTATGCCCGGTCGATGCACCCTGAGACGGTGAAGCTGTTGTTGTTACAGCGGAAGGTCATTTGGCGGGTGAAGGAGGCGAAGCCTGGGGAGATGGCTGATTGGGTATTGGATGCGGACCCGACCGTGCGGGTGGCTTTCGTGGAATACGTGCTTGAGAATTCGACGAAGGTGAAGATGATGCCGATCAATACTCATCTGAGCGAAGGCGCGTACACGTTTGACCCTGAGAAGTTGGTGACGGATCGGGAGCAATATCATGCGCTCCATAAGTTGCTAATCAATCGCGGGATGGCGACTGAGGCATTTGGAAACCAGCCTGGTCAGTGGATCGAGCCGTGGAATCCAGATCTGGTGGCGGCGCGGTGGGGGATCAGGCTGGAAAGTTGGGAGGAAGCCCCAGCCCCCTCCCACGCTACGCGTTCGACTATCGCTCAGGATGGAGATGCAGGAAAGCAGCCTGCGCCAGTGGTGGAGCGTGAAGTGAGTGATGCGGATATGGTGAAGATCAAGGCGTTGACGATTGGACATGAACAAATGTCTGTGAGTGAGTTTGTGCAGTTGAAGAAAGCAAAAATAATCAAATAAAAAGGAGATTGAGCTATGAGTATCAAACTTGGTATTGATTTTGGTCAGAGTGCGGTGAAGATCGTTGGTGCGACTGGGAGCGTGCAGTTCCTTTCGCAGGTGGCGTTGATCGGCGATATGAGCGTGGATGTTCCTGCTTTGGGCAGGCGGTTGAAGCGCCCGATGGTGGTGGAGAACGGATCTGGTCCGCTGTTTGTGGGACCGAAGGCGCATAAGTGGGGGACGCCGATCGAGAATATCAATTATGAACGGCTGGCAGAGGCGACCAGTGGGATGAAGGCAATTTTCCATGGAGCGCTGTCTGAGTATCAGGGCAAGTTTGGGCGCTTCGAGGAGCCGCTGGAAGTGATCGTGGGGCTGCCGATGCAGATGATGACAGGGGAGAACAAGGACAAATACGAGCGCCAAGTGAAGGCGTGGGTGGGCGGTGAGCATCATTGGAAGGCAAATGAGGTTGAGCATTCCGCGACCATCGTGCGGGTCGATCTGCTTCCGCAGGCAATGGGGGCGGTAGTGGATTATGCGTTCGATGCCAATGGGAACGCAATCAGCGCGGAGAATAACAAGGCGCTGACTCAGGAATGTGCGACGATCTGGATCGGGTCGTCTACTGTGGAGCTGGCTGTGACGAAGCGCGATGAGGATACGAAGCGTTTCAATGGCAGTTCTGCCATTGGCGTGAAGTGGCTGCACAACCAGGTGGACCCGACTGGGGCGTGGAAGTTTGGCGAGTTCGATGAAATGTTGCGAGCCAATGACCTGCCTGATGGAATGGATATCGATAAGTACAAAGAGGCTTGGCACTCTGAAATCACTGGCTTTATTTCAAGCCGTTGGCGTCAGGGTGGCGCGGATGCCACAAAACGTTTTTACCGCATCTTCATTGGTGGTGGCGGGTCGCTGTTGTTGAAGGATCAGATGACCGCGCAATTCGGTAAGAAAGCGGTTTTTCCGAAGGATCAGATTATGTCGATTGCAAATGGATTGTACAAGGCTGCGCTGAGGAGAAAATAATGACCCGAAAAAAGAACGTAGTTCCGAGCGAGCGGGTGCGGCTGGATGGATACCAGCAGATGCCGATTACCGATCCACGCGAGCAAAAGTTTTGGGATTGGTATTTGGAGAAGCGCAAAACCCGCTCGGCATTTCCGCTGGCGAAGGCGTTGATCACTGCGGCGCTGCATGGAGAAATGGGCGTTGAGGTTCAGCAAGCCGTGCAACATGGCGACACTGATGAGGCTGTGGATGCCTTGAATGATTTGCTTGGCGCTTTTCTAAATTAACCGTCAGATAAGCAAAAGCCCAAATTAACCGCCAAATAAACTCCCCCACTATGCAGTTGTTTTTTGCGTGCGCTCTGACAGATACGCGGAATGGGACACCTTGCATGTGTGGGGGAGGGGAACGGAAGAAGGATCAACTATGAATGATGAAGTTCAATGGAGTGGCGTGGTAGATGTGCATTGCGAAGGTTTCGATGAAGTGAAAACTTTTGTGATGCGGTCGCTTTCCAAAGGCGACAGGGTCAGCGTGAAGATTTTAGAGGCTGTCGAGGAGTTCATAAGTTTGTTTCATGATGATCCATCGTGCGCTTTTATCCATAAAATGCCAAACAGCATGGAGGATGTGGCTGAGGTGAAGGATGGCTTGATGTTGTTCGAGGCGGTGTGGCTGCCTCCAAGAACTGTGGCTGTAGGGCCGCTGACCAAATCCCTGATCGTTGGAGATTGGAAAAAGTAAGGAGATAAATATGGACGGTGTTTTATCGGACGGACGGAAAGGCAAGTTGTGGTTTTGCAAGCGGCATGATGGTCATGTACTTGGGCTGATGATGACCGTTTCCATTCCTGGTGGCATTGCAAATCGGCTATTGGTGTTTGGCAATGCCGTGGCGGTGGAGAACGGAAAGGCTGATTTATCTGGCGTTCGGGTAAAGATGAAGCTGGATGGGACCGCTCATGAGATCGAGTGCGAGATCTGCGGTGCGAAACGCAACTGGTGGAATGAACAGCTTGCTGTGAACCTTTTGGGTTCGCTTTATGGAAAGGAAAAGGTGTGAGATGAACAGTAAACCGATTTTGTTTTCGGGTGAGATGGTGAAAGCCATTCTTGAAAAGCGAAAGACTCAGACCAGGCGAGTCATTTCATTGATTGATTTTGAAAAGAGCGGCACGGTTGGCTATGATTTTGCATTCAGAAGTAAAAGCGGGGCATGGAATGAGGTTCCTCAAGAATGGCTGATTCGAAAATATTGCCCTTACGGTCAGCCAGGTGATCAGTTGTGGGTGCGTGAGACTTGGAAATGTGAAGAGCTTGATAGCGGCTTGGATGGTGTACGTTTTGCGGCTGATGGTGCATTCCGTGAGATTGAAAATACATTCGATGCCTCTAATGCCTGGGGGGAGGCAAACCGTAAGGGTGGAAAGTGGAGACCATCAATATTTATGCCGAGATGGGCAAGCCGAATTACGCTGGAGATTGTCAGCGTGCTGGTAGAGAGGGTGCAGGAGATCACAAAAGAAGATGCGAAAGCAGAAGGCGTTAGTAATCTCTGGCGTTGGGACGCGAAGAGAAATTCGAAGCATCCAGAACATTTTCGCCGCGCGGTGCTGAACCCATATGTGGCGAATTACAGTGTGCTGTGGGACGAAATCAACTCAAAGCGCGGATTTGGGTGGGATGTGAATCCATGGGTGTGGGTTGTGGGGTTCAAGGTTTTGGAGGTGCGTGATGCCAAGTAAAACGAAAATCGAGTGGGCTGATTACATCAGCAATCCGATCAAGGCGCGATATGAGGCTGGACCTTATCCGCTGAATGGTGGTCATTCCGTGCGGAAACAAGGTCATGCGTGCGTGAAGATCTCCGAGGGATGCGCTCATTGCTGGGCATCGACGTTCAATATCCGCCTGGGGACGGGGTTGGAGTATACGGTACCAAATATGAAGATGGTGTATATGTTCCTGGATGAAGAGGAATTGAAACGGCTGATCACTTTCAAGCCGCGCGGACCGTTCAAAAATGGGCGTGATCGGGCGTTGGTGTTTCCGTTCGATATGACTGATGTATTTGGGGATTGGGTGTCGAATTATTGGATCGAAAGATGCTTTGCAATATTCGCCTCGCGGCAGGATGTAGATTTCCTGATCTTGACCAAGCGCCCTGACTTGATGAGGCGTTTCCTGTTCAATGTCGAGCCGCTGCCGAATGTTATCCTGGGCACGAGCGTTGAGAACCAGAGACGGGCAAACGAAAGATGGGCGCCGATGGTATTTCTTTCGCGCAAGGGGTGGCGCACGTGCGTAAGCTATGAGCCTGCGCTGGAGCCTGTTGTTTGGACAGAGTGGGAGTTCTTGAATGGGTTGATTTGCGGTGGGGAGAGCGGGCACGGGGCACGGGTTATGAACCCTAATTCAGCCAGATCTGCGCGGGATTTTTGTGTGAGAAATAGGATTCCGTTTTTCTTCAAGCAATGGGGCGAGTATGCTCCGCTGCCTGCCTTCCATGCCAAAGTTACAGAGAATACAACTTTCAAGTCAAAGCCAATCGATGTAGATGGAACGTTTATGTTCAAGGTTGGTAAAGGAATGGCGGGGCATGTGTTGGATGATCAGGAGTGGAGGGAGATGCCGAGATATGAAGGCTTGACAAAATAGAACGCACGTTCTAAAATAATCTTGAACAGCCACATGCGGGCCCGCAGTCCACATGTTGGCTGTTCGCTATTTAAGGAGCAGAATGCCGTTGCAAAAGTTCAGTTATCAACTTCCTTTGGCGTTGGATGTGCTAGAGGTTGAGGGGGCAGCGTCAGAGGTTATCAATCTTGATGAGATGAGGCTGCGAGAGCAGGTGGCGCGTAAAGCGCTCGAGGGGATGGCTGGCAGGATCGGATCGCCGCGCTGGCTCGATGATTATCTTGAATTGTGCAGGGGAGGCTGGCCTTGGAGGGTGGCGGCATATATTGCATGGGCATCCACACCAAAGGGGAGCCGCGAGCCAAAGACACAGGATGAGCTGGCGAGGAATCACTTGGGTTTGACGAGTGATCGGGCGATCATGACCTGGCGCAAGAAAAACCCAGCGATTGATGAGATGGTGCGAATGATGCAATCAGGTCCGTTGTTCAAGCATCGGGCGGAGATCTACACAGCGCTGGTAGCAGTGGCTGTGAAGCCTGAATATAAGAGTCACAACGACCGTAAGTTGGCACTGGAATTGATGGGCGATTACACGCCTACTCATAAATTGCTTGCAGCATTGACCGCCAGAGGTAGCGCTGGCATGAAAACAGACGCAGAGTTGGATGACCTAGTCAAAGCATTGGAGAGCGAGGTAAAGGATGACGAACCTGAAGTTTGACAAGCATAATGCGAATAAAGGAACGGAACGGGGTAAGGAATTACTTGAACAATCAGTGACAGAACTGGGAGCAGGAAGATCCATTCTCAGTGATAAGAACGGACAGATCATTGCAGGGAATAAGACTCTGGCAGCAGCGCAGAAAGCTGGACTGAAGGTGCGGGTGATCTCAACAAACCGTGATGAACTGGTTGTTGTGCAGAGGGAAGACCTGGACTTGGAAGATCCGTCAGGCGAAGCACGCAGGCTCGCGTATCTGGACAATAGAGTCGCTGAGATTGACCTCGCGTGGGACGCCGATGTCATTGCCGAGGACGCGGCGGCAGGTTTGGATTTTGATGCGTTGGGTTTCCTGGACAAGGAATTACAGAAACTGCTCATTGATACTGACGCGCATATTCAGGAAGAGGAAGCAGATCCTGTTGAGCTTGTGGAACATGCCGATGAGCTGCTGGAAAAGTGGAAGGTGGAAGAGGGACAAATGTGGGCGTTAGGAAGTCATCGGTTGTATGTTGGGGATTGCACTGATCCCACGGTGATGAGTGCTTTGATGCAGGGGGAAAAGGCGCAGATCTGCTGGACTGATCCACCCTGGAATGTTGACTATGGCGGAAGCGACCATCCATCATGGAAAAAACGTACAATGAAGAATGATAACCTGGGAGATAAATTCCCTGAGTTTATACGAGCATCTGTAAAGAGCATTTGGGAAGCGTGCGGATCGGGAGCATTGATCTATTTGGCAATGAGCGCGCAGGAATGGCCTGTGATCGATAAAGCTTTACGAGATCAGGGATACCACTGGTCAAGCACCATTATTTGGATGAAAGACCAGCTTGTGCTTTCGAGAAAGGACTATCACACCCAGTTCGAGCCTTTGTGGTATGGATGGAAAAGCGATGCAGCCAGGATCCGGGAGGTGGTGGATCGCAAACAATCTGACGTTTGGCAGATTGACAGACCGAAGCGCAGCGATGATCACCCGACGATGAAGCCACTTCTATTGGTGGAGAGATCATTAATCAATTCAAGCCTGCCTGGCGACCTGGTGCTCGATCCATTTGCGGGGAGTGGCACAACGTTAATCGTATGTGAGCAGTTACAAAGACGATGTCGGACGGTGGAGGTGGATCCAACTTATGCGGCGGTAGACATTGAAAGATGGCATTTGCTTACTGGGCTAATGCCAACACAAATGACTTGACTTACTTGAACTAGTACGGTTACATGTGGCAAATAACGAAGGAGCCACCCATGAAATCAACTAAAAAACAACAAAACGCCAGAACGCAGGAAAGCTTGGAGAAGTACGAAGAAACGCAGGCTGAGATCGAGCAGCTTTTGAAAGAAATCAAGGCTGGTTTGCAGGTGCATGATCGCACAGCAAGCGGCAACGGTGGGCACCACTGGGGCTACGTTGGGGATTTGAGGCACATTGCGGGTGAATTGCGGGACATCAGCAACCGCTTGCACAGCAAGGGCGAATATGAAAAGGTTGACAATTCCTGAAAAGAATCTATAATCTTAATACCAGCGCCCAGCCTGCCCCCCTCAGGCTGGGCGCTGGTATTTTTATTATTATTAGAATTTGCGTTCTGACTCTTGTTAAATTTTGAAGTTTGACTTAAAATATAGGCACAACAAAATATTTTCGCTGACCCAGCATTATTGGCGGGGTCAAAAGCTTGTGATGGAGAGCGCCATCGCGACAGAAATGTCGCGATGGCGCTTTTTTTGTTACCTATTCTCAAAAGGAGTTGTGTTCCATGAATAAAAAGATTTTACCGATTTCGCTTGTTGTCCTGTTCGTTGCCGCGTTTATGGTGATGCCTGCCTTCGCGCAGGGAACCGTGCCGCCTGTTGAGGTTACTGACGCAGTTCAGTTGTATGTGATCGGTCTGTTCGCTTCGGCGGTCATCTACATTTTGAAGATCGTGATGGATCGTTATCCGCAGATCAAGATCAAACGCGACTGGCTGACGGTTGTCCTCTATGCCCTGTCGCTTTTGCTTGCTGTGTACTGGGGTGGGGTGACAATTCCCGCATTCCCTGCATTTGTGGATTCAGTGACATTCGTGGCGGCGCTGTTTAGTTTCATTTCTTCGTTGCTCGTGGCGCTGGCTGTACCCACTTCGTTTGCAACCTTGATCTACAACGTTTTACTGAAGCGCGTCTTCGACGGTCTGGCTGTGAAGCTTGGCTGGATTGAAGTGATGCCGTTCTAAGCTTCCTGATCTCCCCCATCCTGAGCGATGGGGGAGATGGCGTGAGGTATTTATGCCACAAGCATCACTTTGGGTTCAATACAGCCTAATTGGCATCCTGATTCTTTCGACAGCAATTATTGCTGCAGCGTTCTATCGTCTGTGGCGAGACCTGCTGAAATGGATGGATAAACAGGACGAGAAAAGAACGCTTGAACGCGATAAACAGCGTGAATGGGAAGCCGAGCAAAACAAGGACCGCGATCTGCGCTGGCAGGATTTCTTGAGGGCACAGCAGGAACGCTGGCTTTTGCAGGATGCGGAGAATTCGATGGTGCTTGAAAAGTTGGTGGCGAAGATCGATGCGTTGAACCATTCGCTGGATAACCACGACACTTGGGCACGTGCCCAGGGAAACGGAAAGTAGGAATTATGGATCCGAAATTTCAGTTGATTGTAAAGGTGGCTAATGGGTTGGTTGTGCGTGATCGCCCTGCACCCGACAGTAGAGGTGCGCAGAAGATGCGTGTCGAGCCTGTTGGTAAAAGCTTGATGGCATACACCATTATCAATATTGGCGGGGTGAATTACGCGGGACTGGTCCCGCAGAACCCGTTGAAGCCTGAGTGGGTGCGTGTGGCAGAGGCTGACCATAGCATTGAGTATGTGGAAGTGATTCCATTGGATGGCACTGCCTCGGATTCCGAAAGCGCAGTGGCATTCAATCGGATGGCTGATGCCATTGAGAATTTGGCAGAGGCAATTTGGGCGTTATCGAAAAAGAAGGAATAAATGCCTTTTACACCGAAACCAAAGTTTGAATTATCTGCAGAATATGCACAGCTTGCGCTCGGGCTGGACCTGCCTGAGGTGGAGCTGGATGGCATTTCGGCTGAGAATGCTCGCGTGCGGTCTGAGGCGGGGCGTTCGGCTTTGGCTGTGTTGAAGGGTCAGGGCAATCAGCCTACATGGTTCGAACGCTTCGAAGCGTTGATCACTGGCGGATGGCCGTGGAGACAGGCTTGTTACATTGCGTGGGCATCGATGCCGAAAGATGGACGGATGCCCGAGACGCAGGAACAACTTGCAAAGCAATATTTGAATTTGACCAGCGATCGGGCGATCATGATGTGGCGCAAGAAAAACCCTGCGGTCGATGCGATGGTTCAAATTTTGCAATCGGCTGAATTATGGGAGCACCGTGCAGACAGTTTTCGAAACCTGATCGACGGGATGCAGAAGGCTGGCGATGACTATAAGTTCTTCAATCACTTGAAACTCTTTATGGAGATGACTGGTGATTACGTACCGTTGAATCAGGTTGCAGCTGTGCTGAAGCGTAAGGCTGACGGCGGTCCGCAAACTGTTGAAGAAAACACCTTGAACGAACTGGCAGAGGGTGCGGAAGAGTTGGAAGCGATGATAAGACCTGCCCCACCCCTGACCCCTCCCCAAATGGATTCTTCGACTGTGGCGACGAGCATCGCCTCCGCTCAGGGCAATCAGGACGATTTAGAGGAAGAAGATCCAGCGAAGCAATATGAGCAGTTATCGCCTTACGAATTAGAGAAAATATTACTAGATGATGATGAGCAGTTATCGCCGTTGCACAAGAAACTAATAGAAGAAATAACTCACAGGAAGAATAAATAATGTTTCCTATGTCTCAGTTGGATATGACGCCGAGGCAAGCGGCAGAGGAAAAGAATTTGCGCAAGACTGCGCGAAAGAATTTCCTCGCCTATTGTCAGTATGTGGATCCACGATATGAGACACCTGCACATGTGCGGTATCTGGCATCCAAGATGCAACAAGTGGCGCTGTATGTTGCGAGCGGCGGTAAGCAGGGTATTGGTCGGTTGATGATCTTTATCCCTCCACAGCATGGCAAGAGCCAAATTGCGAGCCGAAATTTTCCCGCATGGTTTTTGGGTTTGCTGCCAGACAGCCGAATCATTGTGACTTCCTACGGTGACAGTTTGGCAACCGTCAACAGTCGCTTTATTCGCGATCAGATCATGACCGAGGAATATCAGGCGGTATTTGGTCAGAAGAGCAACAAGATATTGCCCGTGGAATTGAGCAGTGATTCGAGATCGACTGAGGCGTGGGACCTGGCGCGACCGTACCGAGGTGGTGTGAAGGCTGCTGGTGTGGGCGGCGGTATTACTGGTCTGCCTGCGCATTTGTTCATCATCGATGATCCGTTCAAGAACCGCGATGAAGCCGAAAGCGAAAGCCGCAGAGAGCTTGTTGACGATTGGTTCAAGAGCGCAGCGCGCACCCGTTTACGCCCGAATGGTGCGATTGTTATTTTTCATACCCGCTGGCACCAGGATGACCTGGCTGGCAGATTGTTACGGAGAATGGTGAGTGATCCGCTGGCGAGCCAGTGGGATGTTGTGTGCATGCCAGGACTCGCACTGGATACATATCCTGCAGATGAAAAAGAGCAGCGCAAAAAAATGCGGGATGGCGTGTATTTGCCTTTGAGTGATCCGCTGGGACGCAAGCCAGGCGAGGCGCTTTGTCCAGCATGGTATGACGAAAAATGGCTGGCTGGGATGAAGGCGGACATGGGTCTTTATGACTTCGATGCGCTGGTTCAGCAGTCACCCTTCGCCAAAGAGGGGAACATGTTCAAGCGTGACTGGTTCACATTTGTTGATGCGGCTCCAAAAGATATATGGGTGCGAATCAGCGGATGGGATAAGGCTGCGACAGCTGGCGGCGGAGCAAGATCGAGCCGCGTGAAGATGACCTGGGGACGCGATGACTATATCTATGTGGAGCACGTGTGGAAGGACCAGATCTCATCGGCTGCACGAGAGAGCAAAATGATCGAGCTTGGCAGGCAGGATTATGCGCTTGATGGTCCGCATATGATCCTGCATCCACAGGACCCTGGCAGTGCTGGTTTGGACAGCGCAAAGTCAACCAATGCCAACCTGGGCATGAATGGTTTGATCGGATTTTATGAACAGGTAACTGGCGATAAGGAAACCAACGCGGGTCCATTTGCGACGATGGCACAGGCTGGGCGTGTGCGCCTGGTGCGTGGCGGCTGGAACGACGATTACCTGGATGAACTGGCGGCATTCCCGAAGGGTCACTTCAAAGACCAGGTGGATGCTTCAAGCACTTGCTACAACAAAATACGCGAGATCGTCGAGGTCATGAAAGACAAGCAGGATGACGAGGACGATGTCACTTATGAGGAGCGGGTGAGTATCAGCCCGATGTAAATGAATATGAGTAAAAAACAACAAGGCGCAAAAGCACAAGAAGCATTTTTTCAGGAATTGGCACAAGCCAGTTTCGAGAATGAGGTGTTGACCGAGCGCATGGCAGAGTTGGAGCTGGCTCTGGAGGATGCGAATTGGATGCGCCTGATGATGGAGGGACAGCAGGAATTCAGCCGTGATGGTTTGCGGAAGATCGTGGAACTGGCGCGGATGATGTTCATCAAGAACCCGCTGGTGAACCGTGCTGTGCTGGTGCAGGCTTTGTATGTGTGGGGGCAGGGAGTCACTGTAAAGTTCAAGGACCCCATATTGAACAAGGTCTTGCAAGCTTTTTGGGATGACGAGAAGAACCGTGCCGAGTGGACCAGCCACCAGGCACAGATCTACAAGGAATATGACCTACGCGTGGAGGGAAATATCTTCTTTGTGTTCTTTACACGCCCGACAGATGGACGGGTAAGAGTGCGCACGCTGCCGTTCGATGAAATCAGCGAGATCATCAGCGACCCAGAGGATTCCAAGAGTCCACGTTATTACGTGAGGCAATGGACGGAGAAGCGCGATGATGCACGATATGGGACAGGATACAGAACTGTCACCCGCAAAGCGTGCTATCCATACTGGAAGTACAACCCAATTACCAAGCCGCAGAAAGTACGCGGCATGGATGTGCATTGGGATACACCTGCCTACCATGTTCGGACGGGTGGCATGTCAAACTGGAAGTTTGGGGTGAGCGAGATCTATCAGGCGGTGGATTGGGCACGTGCCTATAAAGAGTTCCTTGAGGATGTGGCTTCGCTGATGCGGGCTTACAGCCGTTTTGCGTGGAAGCGTGTGACGAAGGGTGGGAAGAAGGCCATCGCAGCAGAACGCGCCAAGATGGCAACAACGCTGGCAAGCGGCGGGACATCGACAGAGACAAACCCATCACCTGTGACAGGTGCGATGGCGATCCTGGGAGAAGGAACTGACTTGCAGCCGATGCAGTTACGCGGGGCGGCAATCAGCGCTGATGATGGCAGGCGGTTTTTGTTGATGGTTGCCGCGGCTGTCGGTTTGTCTGAGACGTATTTTGGCGATGTGAGCGTGGGTACGTTTGCGACTGCAAAGACGATGGACAGACCCACCGAGCTGGCGATGAAGGAACGCCAGACGATGTGGACTGACATCATTCGCGCGATCAATAACTTTGTGATGTTGCAGGCGGCGAAATATAACACTGAGGTGAGGGCGCTCTGCACGGTCAAAAAAGAGATTGACGGCGACGAGATCGAAGAAGGCATCCAGTGGAATAGCGGCGTGAATACGATGCAGGACATCGACTTCCCGCCCATTCTTGAGAAGGACATACAGACTTCGGTGCAGGCTGTTGTAACTGCGCTGACGCTGAACGGGCAGGAGATCATCAATCTGATTCCACCTGAGATCGGCGTGCGGTTGATCTTGAGTGCGTTGGGACAGGATGACATCGACGAGATCATGGCGGAAATATTCCCAGACGACACGACGATGCCTGCAGGGAAAGGGACTTTGACCCCCACCCCAACCCTCCCCCAAGGTGGGGGAGGGAGTGCAACTCCCAGTGAGGCGAGGATCAAGGAAGCGGCAAGGCGTTTTCTTGAGGCGGTGAAAAATGAACGATGACATTGTTCTTCGCGCAGCTGAGGAATTGCTTGAGGCTGTTTCGCGCGGAAGCCAGCGGAAGAAGATGGAGCGATTGATCTATCCGCTGGAGACTGCGATGCGAAAGGCGTTCAGGGCGCAGGGAAGTTTACTGGTGCAGAAACTTCGCCAGGTGCGGCGTTATTTTGCCGAAGGCGCAGATCCGTGGGAGCGACACGCAAAGGCTTTAGAGATGTCGTTCAGCGAGGCTTTGCCACCCGATGAAGTGAACATGATCTGGGCGCAGGTGCAGGCGGAGACGGTGAAGCTCTTTGCTACACCAATCGATGCGGCAGTAACAAAGGCGCTGGAATATGGCGGCATTGGGATGCTGGGCGAGATGGGGATAAAGGTGCGGTTTGATCTGAAAAATCCGCGCGCTGTTGATTACCTGCGGAACTATGGTGCAGATAAGGTGACAGGCATCAACGAGACGACGCGCGAGTATTTGCAGACGCTGGTTACCAAGGCGACCGAGGAGGGATGGTCGTACCAGCGGACGGCACAGGCAATGATCGAGCGGTTCGAAGAATTTGCGATCGGGAAGCCGCAGGAGCATATCGATAGCCGCGCACATTTGATTGCCGTGACCGAGACAGGCGAAGCCTATGAAGAGGGCAGCCGCATTGTGGCAAAGGATTTACAGGATGCTGGCTTGGATATGGAGAAGAGCTGGTCAACGGTTGGCGATACGAAGGTGAGCGAAGGATGCAAAGCCAACGAGGCTGATGGTTGGATCGGAATTGATAAGGCTCATTCAAGCGGACACTTGCGTCCGCTGAGGTTTCCTGGCTGCAGGTGCGAGGAACGGTATCGAGTGAAGAAAGGATGAAGGATGAAAAGGAGTTCCAATGAAGAAAAATTTGTTCAAAAAATTTCTTGAGTCAATTGGCGTTTCGACTGAGATTCCGTTTCAGGAGAAGATGAATTTGGCGGAATGGCTGGAAAGCCGTTTGCATTTGTCGCTGACGAACATGGCTGACGATATGTTTGGTCAGGGGAATGTGACACGCGATGAGCGGAAAGTTTTGAGTGGCGCGATTGGGGTGGCGCTGGATGGATACCACCAGTTTTTGGTGGATAACGCTCCGCAACTTTTCCAACGACGTCCGTGGGATGAAGCGCCAAATGATTCGGCAGGTCAACAGGTCAGCGAGTCAACGGATAGCCCTTCGACTGGCGCTCAGGGCGAAGTGGAATTGGCTGAGGCTGGTGATGGGATGTTTGTGCCGTTGATTGAGAAAGCCGTGCGAACGGATGGGACGATCCCTGTAAAGATCATACAGCCTGGCTGGGGTTCGAGCGGGTTTTATCCAGCTGAGGTGCTTGAGCGTGATGGCCCCAAGCTGTTTACGAAGGGAACAAAAATGTACTGGAACCATCAGACGCCACAGGAAGAGGCAGAACGCCCTGAAGGCGATCTGCGGGACCTGGCGGCTGAATTTGTGACCGATGCGCGCTACCTGGCAAACGGGAAGGCGGGACCTGGCTTATATGCGGACGCGAAAGTCTTCGAGGCATACAAGAACCACGTTGATGAACTTGCGCCACATATTGGCGTGAGTATTCGCGCCTACGGCAAAGCGGCTCATGGAACCATTGAAGGGCGGGAGGGGGCAATTATTTCGGAGTTGACGAAGCGTAAGAGCGTTGATTTCGTGACTGCACCAGGGGCAGGCGGTCAGATCCTATCTTTATTTGAGGCAGCGCGTGGCGCTGTTCAAAGTACCACGACTGTGAGCGTGGAAACAAATTCTGTGCATAAGGAGGCACGTAATATGGACGAAAAAGATTTCAAGACATTGCAAGAGTCCGTTGCCACGCTCCAGACAACTGTGAGCAAGACAACTGACGAAAACGCCAGGTTGAAAGAGGCGCTGGCGTTGATGGGCGCGAAGGATGTGGTGAAGGAAGCGCTTTCCAGTCTCCCACTTCCCGATGCGACAAAGAAGCGTTTGACCGAAAGCCTGCCGATGACCGCCCCGATGAAGGACGGCGCATTGGACAAGGACGCCTTCAGTGCCAAGATCGCAGAAGCTATCAAGGCTGAGATTGAGTATCTGACCAAGGCGACTGGGTTGGGGTCAATCCGCGGGCTGGGTGAAAGCGCTGGCAACAATGATGAGGTGCAAAGCCAGGAAGCTTTGCAATCCAATCTTGTAGAGGCGTTTGCTGATCTGGGATTGAGCGAAGCGGGCGCGAAGATCGCGGCAAAAGGGCGCGATTAGAGATTGCTTCGCCGCGAAGACCAAGTGCGCGGCTCGCAACACTTGCACCAGCACGCAAGTGCGGTGTGACATAAGGAAAATGAGGTGAAGTATGGCTAAAAATATTGTTTATGAATCTGGATACCAACAATCGGTTGTGTGTTCAGATCCCGCGACCCCTGTGAGCGGGGACCCTGTACGTTACGGAAATTTGACAGGCATTGCGTTGACCGATGAGGGCGACGGCGGAAACTCCGCCACAGAGACCACTGTCAACTTTGGACCGTTCGTGGCTGAGCTTTCGGTGAAAGGCGTGGACGGAAGCGGAAACAGCGCGGTTGCTGTTGGCGATGGGCTGTGGTACGTGGATGCCGATACGCCGAAGCTGAGCAAGAAAACAGCTGGTTACTTCTACGGCTTCGCAATGGAGGTGGTCGGTTCGGGATTGACTGCGACCATCAAAGTGATGCATGTGCCTTCCCCTGGGACTGGCGCGCTGGCGGCTGGATCGATTGGCGCAACCCAGCTTGCTTCGAGTGCAGTGACTCCCGCGAAACTGGCTGGTAATTTGGCGGTTGGATTCGTTCCGCTGCCGCTGGTACAGGCGCGCGAGATCGCGACCAATGACACGATCAATGCGGCTGGAAACGGCGGTTTGCTGGCGAGCGATACCACGCCGATCCTGAAACGTGAAAATGGCGCAACTGACAAGAAGCTGTATGTGGAATGGGCTGCAAGCAATAGTGACGAGATCGTTTGGGACTTCCCATACCCGCCTGATCTGGATGATGGGGCTGCGGTCGAAGTGCATTTGCTGGCGTTGATGAACGGTGCGACCGATACGCCTGTGATCGCGGTTTCGTACTTCGAAGGCATCGGCGATACCAATGCGGGAGGCAACACTGCCGCATTGAGCAATACTCTGGCTGAGCTCACCGTGAGCATCGCCCATGCGAACGTTGGGACTGCACCCAATGCCGCAAGCGTTGGATTGGTCCCAGGTGCGCATACCACCGATAAGGTGCAATTGCTTGGCGCGTGGATCGAGTACACGCGGAAGTAGCCCCCTCCGTCCTTCGGACACCTCCCCCAAATACCGCTACGCGGATATTTGGAGGAGGAAAAATACCATACATAAAACATGAGGTGAAATATGGAATTCCTTGATTTAGTTGAGACCTATCGCGTTGAAGAAGCCAGCACCGAGCGTTTGCTCAAGGGTGAAGGCATTGGCGCGCGAAAAATGCAGTTGAAACAACGCGTTGATTATCAACGGCGTTTGGCTGAAGCGGCAACCCTGCTTGCCAATGTGAAGAAGGGGCGCATCCCCTCTCATCGCCTGCAAGAAGCCATGACCACCAGCGATTTCCCGTATCTCTTCGGAGATATTCTGGACCGCCAGGTGTTGGCTGCCTACCAGGAAGCGCCCTCGACGTGGCGCAATTATGCGAAGCGCAGCGTTGTGCGCGACTTCCGCGAAGTGAAGCGCTTCTCGATCTACGGCGCTGACCAGGTGCTGGATGTTGTGCCAGAACAGAAGGAATACCCTGGCTCGAAGATCAATGAAAACGCACCCTACACGTATTCCGTTCAAAAGCGCGGGCGCAGGCTGCCGTTCTCGTTCGAGACCTTCGTGAACGATGATCTGGAGGCGTTGACTGACGCCACCGACAGATTGGGACGCGCTGCGCGCCGTTCGGAGCAGAAGTTCGTG